CGTAGTCAATTGACATTTCTACTGAAATTTCTTGAGCAGCGGCTCCTTCATCCCAGCTGTAGTTACCGAAGTTTGCACTAGTAATGAATGCGCCTTTTAAGATCCATTCAGAAACAACATCACCTACAGGACCTACTACGTTAACAGTCAAGTCTTTCTTATAGAAATCACTATAACCGTCACGACCAGTTACTGATTCGTGGTGTAAACGTACCCATTCCATTACGGCTTGTGCGCCTGAAGGAGTAATCGGATCAAATAAAGTCATTGTTACGTTACCCCAAGTAGTTCTACCTTTAACTTTACGTTGAACGTTGATGTGATTTAAAGTTACAGTTTCCGAAGCTGCTGTAATTTCACTAATACCTTTGATAAGGTATGAAGGCATACCATCAACGTATAAGATAAATCTATTTTTCTGTTTGGGTTCAAACGCGGTGAAAAATATTTCGTTTGGATCTAATACTGCCATTGTTTTATTTATTTAATTCTATTATAAATATTCAAAAATTTATTTTTTATGCTGGGAAAGTAGCTCCAGTTGGCAAGATGTTGAAATCCAAGTAAATGAATTCAGCAGTCTTAGTAGGTTGGATATAAATCTGTCCAATCAACTGGTTTCTATCAATTACATCAGCGGTGTTATTCGTATCATCCATGATTACTTTAAACGCGTACAAACCTTGACGTTGTTGTACTGATTCTAAGTATGGATTAACTTGGCTTAAGAATGCGTTTCTAGTAGCAGCAGTATTTTGTTCAAATACCAAGTTTTGAGCTACTTGAGAAATATAAGACTTAAGTTGAATTAATAATCTACGAACGTTTACACGGTCAAGAGCAGAAGCTCTAGTTTGTAACGTTTTCTGTCCGTATACTACAACACCTGTTCCAGGGAAAGTAGCAATTGGGTTTACTTTAGCTGTGTATAAAGTATCTCTGCTAGATTGTGGTAATTTTTGTTCAGCTCTTACTACTTGAGATAAACCACCTCTGTTAATACCTGCAGGGGCAAACCAAGGCTCACTTACTCTATCGTTGTAAGCGAATACTCCACCCATTACAGTTGAAGCAGGAACCCATACGTTTTTGCCAGTGTCAGGATCTAATACCATTACCCAAGGCCAGTATGAAGCGGCATATGAAGTGTTACGAGCACCAGCTTGAGTTACTACGGCTGTTTCAGCAGCATCGTATTTAACTAAGTCTAATACAAATAAATTATCACCTCTGTTCTGAGTATTGTTGATAATAGAAGTACATGCTGAAGCATAATCTGCATCGTACAAACCAGGAGTTAACAAAATATTGAATTTGTAATCATCTTGGTTTGATAACAAACTAATCATGTTAGTATAGTTACCAACTGTCAAACCTTGAGTGTTTGTACCGTTGATGTTTTCGTAGAAGTTAGCACCTGCCATTACATCACCAGTAGCACTTTTAAATGAACCGCTTGAAGCAGTAGGAATGAAACCAGTAAATGCAGTTTTTGCTACACCATTATTATCAAAATAGTTAGGAGTCAATGAATTAACAGTCTTAACTCTTACGTATCTAGAAGCATTAATATATGATCCTGAAACTTGGATTTGATTTGTTGTAGGGTTGTAGTTTTGAGTTTGGTCACCAATAACTCTGGCAATAAAGTTTTCAGAAGTAGGATCTAAAGATAATCCAGTCCATGTTTCTAAAACGATTTTATTATTAGTGCTATCATCACCTCTTCTAATTAATAAATCAAAAGTACCTGATGATGTTGAAGGATTTGTAATTTCCCATCTTACGTTGTCTGAAGTTCCTGATGCTAATGAACCTGAGTCGTCTAAACTTGAGCTGCTGTTCATAATAACGCCCTTAGAAAGGGTTTCTAATACGAATGAGCCCGAAGTATTACTTCCGCTTGGAGCTTGATCCCCAGTAGCTTGAGCTGAAGTATAAGAACCTGTTACTACTCTAGCTACCAACAATGATTCACCACCATTGTTAAAGTAGTTGTAAGCAGCAATAGAAGTGAAGTAAGTATAAGTCTCACTTCCACTAGTTAATACAGCACCAAATCTATTCACATAGTCACTGTATGATCTTACTACTGTGGGGATTTCTACAGGACCTTTTACTGTGGGGCCGATAATAGCGGCACCAACAGCTATGGGTTGTTGGGTTACAAACGAAGAGTCATTTTCTCTTGCTAATACACCAGGAGATACTAATGTTTCTGCCATGTTACTTGTTATTTATGTTTTATTATAAATATGTGAAAAAAGGTTAAAAATTATTGCTTTATAAATTCACCTGTCTCTATATCTATGTTTCCATCACCGTACTTTTCTTGCAACATAGCTCCTATTTTGTCCGTGTTTTGAAACAAAACAGATAACTGTTCTTTTAGAGATTGTTTTTGATTTTCTAAAATTTGCATTTCATATTCTAATTGACCTAATTGGTTAATTAAAATACTTCGTGTTTGATTTAGATTTTTTAATTCTTGTAACTCTTCTGGGG